CGTTGGGGCTGGTGCAGCCTCAGGTCTTACCACTGGCGATAATAATTTAATTTTGGGTAATGATGCTGGAATAACAGGAAGTCCAGGCGGTAATATTACTACTGCTAATCACACTATCTCTTTAGGAGATGAAAATATTGGTACTTGTAATATCCAAACTGATTGGACTGTTGCTTCAGATGCAAGAGACAAAACAGACATAGAACCAGTTAAAATGGGATTAGATTTTGTTAATAAACTTGAACCTGTAACATATCGTTGGGATAAACGAAGTAAATATGTAGATAGAACTGATCCTGATATAGACTTAAATAAAGTTGTACATGACGGAACACATAAAGAAGATTGGTCTGACATAGGATTTTTAGCACAAGATGTAGAAGTTCTTGAAGAGAAATATGGACACAAAATAGGTGATAAAACTAACCTCACAACAAATCTTAGTGAAGATGGTAAGCAGTATGGTCTAACGTATAGCAAGTTCGTACCTATCTTAGTTAAAGCTATACAGGAATTATCAGACAAAAATAAAGTTCTTGAAGAACAAGTTAAAACTCTTATAGAGGGCACATAGTATAAATATATGTAGAAAAAGGAAAAGAGTATGGCTGTTCCATCAACAAAAGCTACATTAAAAACATACTGCCTGAGAGCTTTAGGTTTCGGTGTTATTGATATAAATGTTTCAGATGATCAAGTAGATGATCGTTTAGATGAAGCACTTCAATATTTTGCTCAATATCATTACGATGGTATTGAAAGAATGTATCTCAAACATCTTATCACAAGCGCTGACGTAACTCGGGCAAGAGGAAACTCAGATACTACTGCAACAGATGTGGTGGACACTAGTGTAACTGCAACTTGGAGTGAAGGAAACAATTGGATTCCTATTCCAAACTCTGTGGTATCTGTTACCAGAGTATTTCCGTTTACTGACACAGGTGGTGGCAGTAATATGTTTGATGTTCGTTATCAATTACGATTGAATGATCTATATGATTTTTCTTCAACGTCTGTCATTCAATATGAAATGACAATGCAGAATCTAGATTTTCTAGAACACATTCTTGTGGGGGAAACACCCATTCGTTTTAACCAACATCAAAATCGTCTTTACGTTGATATGGATTGGGAAAACGATATAACTGCTGACGTAGACTATATGATTATCGAATGTTATCGGAAACTTGACCCAAATTCATTTACAGATATTTACGATGACATTTATTTAAAAAGATATGCAACCGCACTTATCAAAAGACAGTGGGGTGCAAACTTGTCTAAGTTCTCAGGGGTTGCAATGTTAGGTGGTGTCACTATGAATGGTGAAACCATATTCAGTCAAGCAACAGAGGAATTAGAAAAACTAGAAGAACAAATACAATTAGCATTTGAGCTCCCAATCAATTATATGATAGGATAACAGATGGCAATTAATTCATTTTTCCATACAAGCAATGTCGCCGCAATAGCAACTGAACAATCTCTTTACAGCGATCTTATAAAAGAAGCAATACAGATTTATGGCCATGACGTTTATTATCTTGACCGTACATTAGTTGCAGAAGACACTATACTAGGCGAAGATTCACTTTCTAAGTTTACACAACAACACCCTATAGAAATGTACATTGAAGATTCAGAGGGTGGGTTTGCAGGCGAAAAAGAAATAATGAGTCAGTTTGGTTTAGAAAATTTAAGCGAAGTTACTTTCGTTGTAAATAAAACAAGATTTCAAGAACTAGACCGACAGATGCAAATAGAAACTGCAACAGATACAACTTCTGGCGGTTCTATATTATTAGAGTCAGGAACGATAGACCAATCAGATAGTTCTACTACTCTGTCAACTGCATCGGGCGATTCTAATTTTTATATTATACAAGACACATCTGCGACAGACGCAGACAGACCAAATGAGGGAGATGTAGTATATCATCCTGTACTTGACAAAATGTTTCAAGTTAATTTTGTAGACCACGATGAGCCATTTTATCAACTAGATAATAATCCAGTTTACAAACTAAGATGCCGTCTGTATGATTATAGTGCAGAAGTTATTGATACAGGTATTGCAGACATTGATGCGATTGAAGATGAACTATCAACAAATGCGTTAATCTATCAATTTACATTGGAACAATCTTCAGCGGTAACAGAAAACATAAGACTTGAGATGGGCACTGGTGATGATGCAGGGCTACTACTTGAAGAAACAGATGGTGATAATATCCTTGGTGAAAGTGATACCACTTCTGTAGGTGAGAGCATACTCATTGAAAACTCAGCTGATACAGGAGATAATTCATACCTCATACAAGAAGACTATATAGTAGGAGATATGGTGACTGATAAGACTGCACAAAACGAGTTGTTTACCACACAAAGCGCGACAGTTCTAGACTTCAGTGAATCAAACCCATTTGGAGATGTAGGGAGTAATACATAATGCTAGGACAACAATTTTATCACGAAAGTATACGAAAGGTTATTGTTTCATTCGGAACAATGTTTAATAATATTAACCTTGTTCGTAAAGACAATTCTGGAAACATAACTCAATCTATGAAAGTTCCTCTTGCGTATGGCCCAAGAGAAAAATTCTTAGTGCGGTTAAATGAAGATGCAGACCTAACTAAACAAGTTGCGATTACCTTACCTCGTATTGGATTTGAAATTCAAAACTTAGAATATGATCCAAATCGTAAACTAAATCGTGTTCAACGATTCAAAAAGGTCAAAGGTGCAGCTGCAAAACAGTTAGATGCACAGTATATGCCTGTTCCGTATAATCTATCAATAGAACTATACGTCATGGCAAAACAATCTGATGACGCATTACAAATTGTAGAACAAATTTTACCATACTTCCAACCAGACTATACATTAACAATTAATGATAATGTTTCAATGGATAGTAAACGAGATGTTCCTATAGTATTAAATTCTATTGGATATGAAGATAATTATCAAGGAGACTTTACAACTCGTAGAGCATTGATATATACTCTTTCATTTACTGCGAAGTTTTATTTGTATGGCCCTGTCACTTCTAGTAAGGTTATTAAAACTGTACAGGTTGACCAATACACTGATTTGGAAGTCAATTCTCCGAAGAGAGAACAAAGACTTACAGTTACGCCAAATCCAACAAGTGCTGATGCAGATGATGATTTTGGATTTAACGAAACCACATCTTTCTTTGAAGATGCGAAAGATTTTAATCCAGCAACAGGTTCAGATGAATAAAGATACTTCATTACGACTTGATAAAACTTTGGGTGTCATAGAAAAAATTGTTCCCAAATCAACTGACATTGAAAAAAGAACTGGCGATGTTAGAGATGGACATCCAGTATCCTCAGCTATTAATGGTGAAGATGTTGATAATGATTACAAGTATCAAAGAGAAAATCTTTATAACTTGATTGAACGTGGCCAAGATGCAATTGATGGTATTCTAGAACTTGCAAAAGAATCAGAACACCCAAGAACATACGAAGTTGCACTTAATGGTATTAAACAGGTTGCAGAGGTTACAGAAAAACTTGCAGACCTACAAGAAAAAATGAGAAAATTGAAAGAAGTACCAAATCATGCACCAAGAACAGTAAACAACGCACTATATGTTGGTTCTACTGCTGAACTACAAAAAATGTTAAAGGAAAAAAAATAACAAATTGAAATAGGATTATATTATGAATGTTGAAAAACAACAGTTGTGGTCAACCACAATTTTTAACTACAAACTTGAAAACTTAGATAATGATACAATCAAAAGTGAAGTTTTAAAAAGAGAAAACCAAGGAAAAGGATTTCAGTTTAATCCAGTACAAGGTGGTGGTTGGCAAAGTGATAAAGCTTTACTTGAAGAATCAGAACTACTTCAACCACTAAGAAAAAATATGATTGAGAGTGTAAATAAAGTTTTAAGCACTCTTTATCGTGATGAATCGTGTATTAGTTTAATTAATAGTTGGGCAAACATTGCAAGAGATGGTCAATGTACTATGCCACATATTCATGAAGAAGCAAGTTGGTCAGCAGTTTATTATGCAACACCAACAGAAGACGCAACTTTATACCTTAAAGACCCAAGAATACAAGAAGCTATGGATGCATCTCATAGATTTTTAAAGCAACCATATAGTAATGTGATAAGTAAAAGACCGTTTAATGCTGGAGAGGTTATATTGTTTCCAAGTTGGTTAGAACATGGTGTCGCTCCAAGCACTAAAAACATAACAAGAATAAGTATAGCGTGTAACTTTTTAATACATGGAAACTTTTAAAAATGGAACAAAATTACTTAGGTAATCCAAATCTAAAGAAGGCAAACGTATCACAAGAGTGGACTAAGGAAGAAGTTCAAGAATACTCTAAGTGTATGAATGACCCTCAGTATTTTATAGAAAACT